TTCAGGGTGCGGGTCGAGGATGGGGAAGCGACCAAGCAGCTGCGTCTCCATGCGGATCGGGGCGGTCGCCTCGATGATGGTGCGCACCGAGACCACCTTATTGTCCATGCCAATCAAGCCGTGCCCGAAGGTCTCGCCGCGCCCGGGGATCATGCGACGCACGGCAATCCACGGGATTTCCATCTCGTTATTGCCAAAGCGGAAGACGTGCGTCGCCACGCCGTTGTTCACCGTCGTCTGCGCGCTGCCCAGCATAGCGAGCAGCAGGACGCCGATGCTGCGCTCAACGCGCGGCATGAACGTCGCGCTACCGCCGACTGCGATGCCTTGCTTGTAAGCGCCAGTCGGCGTCATTGTGCCACCCACCTCCATCGGCAGTACGTCTTGCATCTGCATTTCGCCGTAGCTAATGTCGGTAGAGCGCATCCGATGCCAGACAATATTCGAGGTGTGGTACGTCGAGGCGTCAGTGCCGCCGACGAGCGTGCCCGTGCCGCTGATCGCCGCGTACGTGCCGCTGCGGGTGAAGACAATCGCGTTGCCCGCCGCGCCGGGGTTCTTAGCGTAGATCGTGACGACTGTATCCTTGATGTCCACGTCAGAGTAGGCGTTTGTGTTGGCGGGCGTGTTCGCCGAGTAATCCGCGCCCGGGATGCCAGTGTTGTTGATAGCGCGCGCCAGACGCTCGACAGTTTGCTTGAGCGTCGCGCCAACGCGCACTTGGCAGGTGTTCGAAGCGAACGCCGCCGGCGCGCCGGTCACGAACTCGTAGGTAATTGTGCCGACAACTGCGTTGTTGGTCGCCGCCGGCTGCGCCGTGAACGCCAAACGTCCGTAAGCGCGCTGCGGCTCGCCACCCGTCACGCCGCCGCCGAAAGCGGTCGCTGTGGCGCCGGTCACGGTCGTGGTCAGCGTGAGCGCGTTGCCGACGGTTTTAATCGGATTGAACGCCGTGAAGTAGATGCGGCTTTCGCCCGCAGAAGCCCACGCGACAGTGGACGCCTGCGTACCGGCGCCGACGAGCGGGTTGTTGATGCCATTCACAGCGTCAGCCAAAGCCTCCAACGTCTCGCGCAGCGTCGTGCCGATGCGGACTTGGTTGGCGGTCGGCGCGGTATTCGTGAAAGTATAGGTTTGACCGTTCAAAACGACGGTCTGCTCGTTAGCGGGCTGAGCGGTGAAAGTGATGTAACCGCGCGCTTTGATGTTCTTAGGACGCCCCTCTTCATAGCGGGCGTATTGCAAGGCGATAGCCAACTCGCCGAATTGTGCAGTGATAGTCATCGTCCCTCATCTCCCGTATTGTGATATCCGGGCAGGGCGCGCAACGCGCTGGGCTACTGCGCCACGCGGTCTTTACCGGTCAGTACCTCGAACCATATTTTACCATAGTTTATGAATTGCCCTTCGCCACCGCCCGGAGCGAGATGAGACGACTTGACGCGCAGGTCGAGCGCGTACTCGCCGAAATCGTCGGGGCGGGTCGAGAGCACCGATAGGCGCGTCAGCGCGTCTTCCGCTTTACTGAGCAGGATGTTGGCGTTGAGCATCGCTTGCTCTCGCGTTGTTCGCGCGCTCCAGAACATATTCAAGATAAGCGTAAAGCGCCGAAGCCACATCTCGCTCCCGCCAATTTCGTACGGGGGCGCAACTTCTTTCGGCGCGAGTTCGTGTCGCCACAGGATGTCTCCATCCTGATCGTTCGGGAGGACGAGAATGGACACCTTGTAGCGTGTCGGGTCGTCCTGTAGTAAACCGGCGCGCACGAGGCGCGCTTTGGTGGGATCGTTGTCGCTCGTCTCTTCAGCGAGCTCCCGCCAGAGCGCGTCTCGCACGGCGTCCATGATTTGGTTCAAAACGGATACTCTCATTCCCAGCCCGCTCCTTCAGGGGTCATGCGATAGAACGTCTCGCGGTCTTGCGGCGCATAGCGCCCTAACACGCGATAGGCTTGCGAGATGAAGTGACGCACCTGCTGCAGCGCCGGGTTGTCTTCGGGCGTGCCGCTATCCTGCCGCCTGTTCCACTGACGGACATTCGCAGCTTGCGTACCGACGGGTTCTAGCGCGAAAGCCGCTACGAAGTAAGCGAAAGGCAGCTCCAAGAACTGCGGGATTTCCATCCGGTCGTCGTCGGAGAGTGGAGTGCGCCAAATGCGGAAGTAGTGAAGGATCAGCTGGGACGCTGGGGCGGGTTCAAAACCGAGCGTCAGCACCCCAGCCGGGAACTCAAAGTAGACCTGCTCGTGCGTCTTCCCTACCACCACACCGGGCATCCGGCGATGAGCGACCAGATAACGATCCGTCTGCCGATGCCGGTAGATTACCAAGCCCGATTTTTCAATCGGCTCGACCAAATCAGTCGGCAGCGGCACTTGCCTTCCGTCCAGTTCGTAGATACGACTGTCGGACGCAGCCGTATGCGCTGAGAGCTCGGCGAGCGCCCAGCGCGCATACGTCCGCATCTGTTCATCCGTGTAACGCTCGCCTTGTTCGTCGCGCAACAAACCGAACAGGATTTGCTGCTTCAGCTCGCCCCACGCGGTCATGTTAGCCCTGAATCTGGACCGGACCTGCGTAACGGAAGCTGGCGTTCACAAAGGCGACCTCGATAACGCGCGGGTCGAACTGGTTGTACCCCATGTAAGCGTCCCACGAGAAGCGATAGATCATATCGAAGTCGTCCACGGGCGGCGGTGTGTGCAGGCGGGGCGGACGCCCGATGCCGGCAATCACGCCGTTCGGACCACCGATAAAGATCATGGCGTTGACATGCACGCCTTTGGTCACATAAGCATAGACGCCACCGCCGAGATTGGTGGTGAACTCCAGCATGATCGGCTGATCGAAAGTCAGGCGGCGATTCGTCGCGTCCACAGTCACAATGCGCCGGTTGTGCACCGTACCATCGCGGAAGTCCACGCCGTTGGTCACGCCGAAAGCGTTTGTGCGCTGGCGATGGATGGTCACAATATCTCCTGCTTGGAAATTGCTCATGTTCGTCGAGGCGGCGAGTTGGATGTGGTTTGTCGCGCCCGGCTGACCAACGTTGTACGTGCCGTCCACCAGCGCGCTGTCGCCCGGCGCGCCATCGCCCGCCTGAATGGGCACGGTGACCTCCGCTTGGGTGATGATAGAACCGCAGTTGTACAGAACGCATTTCGGCGTCTCGACAAAGCGGATGTTGCGGTACGTGCCGACTTCGTAGTTGAGCAGCGTCCCCGGTCTAGCGTACGCCATCGGATACAGCCAATCCTTGGGATCGGTCTGTTGTTGCAGATCGTACAAGACGCCGGGCGACGTGATGCACACGATGTTGCCGACCGAGCCGTTGCCAGTGTCGGCATAGGGCACGCCGCGATACTTCATGCCGAGATGGATATCGTTCAGCATCTGCGTCGTGACAGTGTCCGCCGAGTTTAGCTGACCGAAGTTGCTCTTGCCGTTAGGATAATACTTAAAGTTGGTCTGCAGCATGGCGTTGCGCGCCAGCATGTCCATCACGTCCACCATGTGCTGCCCCAGCTTGTCCTGAACGATCGAGGCGATAACGTTCAGGGACTGTGGGTTGCGCTTCCAATAGGTGATGATGGGCGTGTAGGCGTCATAAGCGACTTTACCACCGTAGCGGACGAAGGTGATGGTCTGTGATTGCGTGTCAACGTGCGCCGCCGGCATCCACATATCACGTAGACCGATAGGGTTGAAGTTCGGGTGCACGTCAAAGAGCGTAGTGATGACCATCTGACGAGCGTTTACGTCGCCCAAGTTCTGCGCGTACGTCACAAAGTCGCCAAAAATCGTGCGCTGACGCCAGAAGTCGCGCAGGACAGGGTCGAGGTATGTGCGTTGATTGGTCGAGATACCCGCCCAAGGATGGGAC